CTCCGTATAGTCGGTCGTTAATGTTCTTCGTGCTGTCGTTACCTGTTTTCAGCTCGAAAAGCCCTAGCCACTCTTTATCCAATGACTGGTCTATAATCTGTTTCATCAGTCCAACATCACCGCCAGATAATTCATGCAACTTTTTGAGTAATGCTTTCAAAGCTCTATCTGTTCGAACTGGTTTTCTAATCTTCTTACGCATGGAAAGAAATTCCAGAAACTTATTATTTAGTTCTTCATCGTCAAAGTATCTCGCGGGCGCGCCTTTATCTTTAGTATTATTACTAGTATTATTATTAGTATTATATATATTAGTATTATTGGTGGTCATTTTGTCTATACCCCCATGGTCATTTTGACTATACCCTGTGGTCATTTTGTCTATAGGGGTGTCAGCTTTTTCATGAGCCATATAGCGGTTAAATTTCACGCCGCTAATCTCCTCTACTCTCTTTTCAACTATTCCTCGGTCTACAAGATTTTCAATGCTTCTCTGTGCAGTTCTTTTTGACACGCCAAGAAATTCGGAAATATATTTCAATGACCCCTTAAATTCTGATTCGCCATCCTGAGAAAATCCGTAAATAAGGGCATATGTGAGGAGCTCATTCCCCTTTAACTGTAAATCTGATATCATCCAATCTTGAATAACGATATATGCCATATCTACCTCCTATCTTGACAAATTGCCAAGTCTTTTGTAAAATCTAGTTATGTTTTATTTGGCAAGAGCCTAGTGGTAAGGTTCTTCCTTTTTCACTTCGTGTTCTACGCCGTCTTTATCGGTATAAAACACTTTGTCATACTCTACGCCCTGCTGTCGTCCTAAAAGGGTGTAGAGTAGTCTAGCAACATACTCTGGTCTCGGAGGTTCATTCATTTTTTATTCACCCCCTAACTCCTTTTCGGGTACCACAACTATTTTCGCACCCAGCTCCTTAGTGATAAGTTCCAAGATTTCCACTTTTGGAGAATTTTTGCCAGTTTCATATCTAACTATTGTATTAATACCAACGCCGACTTTCTCGGCTAATTCTCCTTGTGTAAGCCCTTGCGCCTTTCTTAATCTTCTTAGTTTTTCTCCTAACGTGTTCATCTTTACACCTCAAATCTCTGTTGACGGTTATACTCGTCAATTCTCAACTTTGTATTTGTTTTTGGTTCCCAGTGGTCTACGTAGTCAATAGCTTCTTCGTACCGCTTGCGTGGGATGTTGTTCCGGCTGTTAACCTTAAATCTGTCTTGTAAATCCCTGTTGCACTCCGCGAATACAACTTTGCTGATATATGCATATGCTTCTGTGTCCTTGCCACCTAATGCGTTGAGAACCGCTTTATTGACGTGCTGCCGTAGTGTCTGTTGTTGTCCGTAGTCAATCACCATATTACTCTCAAGGTTTTTTATACGGTCTTCGTGGTCTCCGTAGCCTGTGGCGAGTAAGCCTATCTGCTCCGCTATTGTTGCAGGCTTCTGATAACCACCTGTCTTTCTAATAGACGGGAGAACCTCTCCGGCTACCCAGTCGGTAAAGCGTTCTGCACTTTCTTTGCGGCTCTGGAAGATTACTTTGTAAAGGTTGAGTTCATTCACAAAGTTTGCATTTTGTCTCCTGCCTACGCTGTCGATGACCATACCAGTAGTAACCCCATCGGGTTTTAATCTTGATTTGACTCTGCTAGGTTGTTCAAGGTCCAATGCGTGGCAAACATCCGCTAAGCAGAAATACGGTTCATCATTAATTATCTGTGTCCGAATTGCTCCAAACTCATTGTTTTCGAAGATTTGAATATTTTTCATCTAGTCACCTTCTTTCTGTTCCTCACGTTCCTGCTTCTTATTGCTTGCCATTGCTTCACCCATACCAAGCAGGTAGCCTTTATTAAATTCAGACATATTAGGAATAGCTTTTGTTATAGCTTCAAGAATCTGTTTTTCTTTTTCTGACATTTTCAACACCTCTCTTTCTCGACCTGCCATCATCAGTACCGGGCGGTCATTTCCGGCAAACGGTCATTTCTGACCGTTTCGGCTATTTATTTTCTAAAATAATTTCAAGCATATTTTTTTCTGTCACTTTCATATCAGCAACTATTTTGCCTAAAAGCTCATCCGTTCCACAACCTAAAAAGTAATCCGCACGGTGCTCTGTTTTGAACTTCATACCAAACATTGTTACTGTTGTTCTAATCGATGCATTATTGTTGATTACCATTAAAATATCGTAGAATTTCATTTTGTTTTCCCTCCTGTTTGGTTGTCTTGTGTTTTGTTGTCTATGTGACTATTATACGTCATTTATACAACAATGTCAACACCTTTTTTGTTGTTTTTATGACTTTTTGTTGTTTATGTGACTTTTTTATATTGATTTTTGCTTTTTAATGGTGTATAATGTTAGTAAGAAAAGAGGTGATTGGAAATTGAATGAAAGATTGAAGAAATTAAGAAGAACTTTAGACTTAACTCAACAAGCGTTTTCTGACAAATTAGGAGTAAAACGTAATACAGTTGGGCAATGGGAAATCGGGCGTAACGAGCCTAGTGACGCAATTATTTTTTCTATTTGTCGGGAGTTCAACGTCAATGAAGATTGGCTACGGACTGGAAACGGTGAAATGTTCATCGAATTAACAAGAGATGAACAGATAGAAAACTTTGTCGGTGATGTACTGAAAAGTGAGGAAGATTCTTTTAAAAAGAAATTTATTTCGATGCTTTCGGCGTTGGATGAATCTGACTGGGAAGTTCTTCAAAAGATGGTGGAGCTAATGCAGGAAAACAAAAAGGGCTGATTATTTCAGCCCCAGTAAAGCCTTGATGTGTACGTAGATGAGCCGCAAACAACGCTCATCTGCCATATCAAGCATTTTAATAATTTCTTTCTTGTAATCCATGCAACCCCTCCTGTTATCAAATCTTTACTGCATTATATGATGCACGTATCTCATTTATTCATTTTGGACATTATTTTCAACAAATCCCTTGATATTTTATTCAATATCCTGTATAATTTTATCCAAATTATTAATATATTAATAATAAAAAGGAGAAGAAACTATGAGCAAGGAAAAAACTAAAGTTTGTAAGTACTGCAAAGAAGAAATTGACGCAAAAGCTAAAGTGTGTCCTCATTGCCAGAAGAAACAGGGCGGCAAGCTGAAATGGGTGATTATCATTATCATCGTTCTGGCTGTTTTAGGAATGGCAATGGGTGGTGGTGACGATGACAGTTCTTCCACTGATTCTCAGACAAAGAGTACCACCGCAACAACAGCGGCTAAGAAAGAAACTGCCAAAAAGGAAGAAACAAAAGAGAAAGACAGCGTAAAGGTTGGCGAATCTTTTGAAAATGACGGTTTAAAAGTAACTGCTAAAAAAGCCGAATTTGGATATGATGCCGGAGAGTACTTTACTCCAAAAGATGGATGTGAATATGTAGCTGTAGACTTTACTTGCGAAAATATTGCAGAAAAAGGTGACAAATATGTATCTGTATCTGATTGTGATTGCTATGCAGATAATTCAGCTTGCGAACAGCAATACATAGGAGACAGTGATTTTGTTAATACTAATTTATCTCCAGGAAAGAACGTAAGCTTTACAGCATACTATGAAGTGCCAAAAGATGCAAAGAAAGTGATTTTAGAATATAGTGCTTCGTTCTGGACAGATAAGAAGATAACTATTAATTTAAAATAATTAGTCTACTAATAGGACAACCAACAAGAGGGAAGAATTAATTCTTCCCTCTTTTCTTTTTTCTCAAAATAACAAAAAAGCACCTGCCGAAGCAAGTGCTTTATCTTCCAGAATGGAACTATTAATTTTTTGGTTTTCAAAATTAAACTAACATTTACATCCCAAAATGTTACCATTAAAACCATGTCTATATATTACTTCTTTTTTCCTTGTTTGTCAATAAGTTCTTTTACTGCATCTATGTTTTCTTGTATAGTATTGTATTCAGAATACCGATGTCCCCCAAATGCATAATAATCATGGTAATAATATCCAATGCCAATGTATCCGTTTGGCATTTTTATCCTAAACTCATTGTTTGACTTAAAAACCATGTCTTCAGGCAAGGTAGCCAAGAATCTATCTAGTTTTCTCCTTTTATTGAATTTTTGCATGCCATTTCCCCCTTTCATCCTAATAAATCAGCGTCAATTCTCTTTCGTCACTATGTATGAAATTGTTCGCCTCTTTTAGATTGTCAAATGTTTTTACAACGTTCCACTCTTCGTCCTCGACACCGATTTTCATTTCTGTAATTTCTTCGATGTCGCCAGACTCCACGATCTCGCCGTCTTCGTCATAGATTTCTGGCAAAATACAGTATTCCGTAGCCAGATAACGCCCATCATAATCCGTAATATCTGTCTTATGTTTCGCCAAGACTTCTTTTGCTTCTTCTAATGTGTCACAAGATTTTATTAATTCTTCGAAAACACCATCGCAAAAAAATGTACACCCCTGCACTATTTCTGAAATGTCTCTTTCTTTAATCTCTCGTGTGGCTTTGTATACGTTGTACTTTTTCATACTTCCTTCTTTCTCCGGCGGATTCCGCCGCCGGGCGGTAATAATATTTACATCTCCTTACAGTGGCAGGTTACCCAGCAATTTTGTTGTCCGCAAGGTAATCTGTCATGTGGAAAATCCCCTCTATTTTCCGGGCAATTTTCGCAATTATATTCATTTTTATAATCGTACATAAACTCTATGTACTTGTTTCTTTCTTCTGCTGTCATATTTTCCTTCTTTCTCCGGCGGATTCCGCCGCCGGGCGGGTATTTATTATAAAACTTCTATTTTATCGGCAACTGTCCAGAGGATTTTCTTAATTAAGTTGTTGCCTGGATTTTTGCATCCCCAGTCTTCTTTCTGGCAATCATAATATAATTTTGCGCCAAATCCCCAATCAATCAGACTTAATACTTGACGTCGTGTCGGGGCACTGCATTCGTCTGTGCAAATACCGTTTACTATTCTACCGCTTCCCATTGCTGCTGGCGTATTAGTTTCTTCGACTTCCAAATATTTCTGAAAGTCATTAATATAGATACGTTTCATGTCGCCCTTCTCCCACACCTTATAGCCAAGGCGGATAAGTTTTTCCTCCATTGTTTCTTCCATGTTCTTTGCTTCCTTCCATGCTAATTTTAATCCTTCGGAGATGCAAAGACCTGCCTTTTTAACTAACTCCCACGCTCTTTTCATGATTTTTGATAAATTGTATTTTTTCATTTCTTTGTATCTCCTCTCTTGATTTAATCTTATTGTACACGATAATGTCTATTATGTCAAGAGAAAAATACACAAAAATATATTATTTTTTTCTTGATATTTCTTTCAAAATAATGTACTATATATTTACAATAATAAAAGGAGGCTTTTGAATGGAAACACGAGCAAAAAAAAGAAGTAACATATATAACGGAAGTATTTCATATAATAATTTATGGGATACATTAGAACGCAGAGGATTAAAGCGTTCTAACTTATTAGATAAGGAAACTTTTAACCTTTCCCCGGCACTGGTCAATAAGTTGCGACACGATAGGAACGTGAACATAGATACAATTATGTATTTGTGTGAGAAATTAGACTGCCAGGTATGCGATATTGTGGAATATAAAAAATAATACATTTTCGTGTATTTTCATCTTGGCACAATAGACATTATCGTGTATAATTGAATTAAATCAAGAAAGGAGATACAAAAAAATGAGGGGGTTGAGAAATAATGAAAAGAGCCGCTTTATATGTGCGAGTAAGCACGCAGGAGCAAAAAAACAGCGGTCTGTCTGTTGATTCGCAGATAGACGCACTTAAAAAATATTGCGAGGAGCAAGGTTATACGGTTGCTGGCATTTATAACGATGCCGGCATATCTGCACGTAAAAAATACACAAAACGCCCCGCCCTCTTAAAGTTACTTGAGGATTGCAAGAAACACGAGATTGATATAATACTCTTCACACGCCTTGACAGGTGGTTTAGAGCCGTTGCAGGGTATTATGAGGTACAAAATGTCCTTGACGCGTGTAAAGTGCCTTGGAGGGCTATCTGGGAGGATTACGAGACGGAGACAAGTCAGGGGATTTTTAAAGTTAACATCATGTTATCTGTAGCGCAGGCAGAGGCAGACAGAGACAGTGAGAAAATACGGTCCGTTATGGAATTCAAACGGAACAACAAGGAATATATTGGCGGAAAAGTGCCGGTAGGTTATCGCATAGAAGGGAAAAAAATTGTAAAAGACGAAAAGACGCGCGGAATAATTGAGGATATGTTTGAGCATTACTTTCAAACCTTCTCAAAAGCAGGAACTGCCGACTATATTTTGAGTAAATACCCTGACTTTGTAAGGACCAGGACAAGGTTGGTTAAGATTATGTCCAGCCCGGCTTATCGCGGCGAAATGTATGGAGTAAAAAACTACTGTGAGCCGTACATCACAGAGGAGCAAGCGCAAAAAATTAGCGAGGTATCCAGCCAAAAAACTTGGACAGATTGCAAAAGGCGTATTTATATTTTCTCCGGCCTGATGAAATGCCCGCTTTGCGGTTGCAGGCTTTCCGGGTGTGCGATAGGCAAAAAAGGAAAAAAGTACAAAGTATATCACTGCCCCCACTCTGTCGCGCAAAAGCACAAGACCTACACGCGATCAGAAAAAAAATTAGAAACATATATGCTCGATCACATCGAAGAAAAAATACAGTTAGATGTATTAAAGGCAGAAGGTCGTGTGAAGGCAAGCGGAAACGATGCGGAAAAGAGAAAGAAAAAATTATCTAGTGAGCTGGGAAGAATTAATAAAATGTTTGAAAAAGGCAGGATAACAGAAGAATACTATGACGAAAGATACGAGGCTATATCGAAGGAATTAAAAGAACTATCCCAGACCGCCGCAACGGAAGAACTAGAAACTAAGAAAAAAATACAAAGCAGATTTCCTGACGGTTGGAAAGATATGTATATGCAGTTAGACGAACAAGGCAAGCAGGTGTTTTGGAAAAGCATTGTAAAAGAAATAAAAATATCCCCCAATGAGTTTGTGGAGGATATTATATTTTTTTAGTTTTAGTTATATAGTAACTGACCGCAACCACCGGGTTAAAACAAGTTACTGTATAACAAAATATTAAAAATAAAAGAGATACAGTTACATTATACAGAATAAAAGAGGACGTTTCAACCGCCCTCTTTTATTTTTCGCAAAACTGACCGATATTCACGCGGGTACATTGCTTCTATTGCTTTCATGTGTTCATCAAGTACGTGTAATAAATGCTCAAAGTCTGCGTTTCGGGCGATTTCTTTAAATTCAGAATCTGGCTCGGAACTGTAAGAGTAGTATGATGTGTTGGAAGATAGTTGGTTCGGTTGTTGATTGCTCATTAAATTGTTGCGTACATTGTATAAAATCGAAAGCCGTTCGCAAGTGGCGTAGGTTGTTTTTCCTGCCTCTAATGCCGCAATTTCGGCATTGATTTCGTCCATATTAATCATTGCGGCACTCCTTTCTTCTATCGGTCTAATTCTGCTAACGCTCTGCCTAACGCCGCCTGATCTGCGCTAGACAGGTTGCCGTCATGCATCATGTCTTTAATAGTCTCTTTTACCTGCATTTTTGCATCGTTGTAAGAGTAATGGCCCCTCACATAATGCTGACCTCTACGAGCGTTACTATAATCACCGTAATCCATGTCAGGATAACGCCCGCGACTATATCTTCCTGACGCGTCCCAGTCACCGCCACGGCTGTATTCGCTGCCACCTTCCAGATACATAATCTTGTCGATGTTTTTAATTGTGTCTGTCAGTTTGTGGACTGCTTCTAAATCCCCGGCGCTCATATCGCCTTTGTTTGAAATCTCGTCCAGTTCTCTACACATCATCTTTTTTAATTTGTGTAATGATTCCATTTTTCGCCCTCCTTTACGCTACTCTCTCGGCGATTAAATTGCTATTGGCTATACTAATTGCCTGCGCAGATGTATTTTCGACTGCGATTGTTATACAACATCCGCGTGGAACGTCAATAAATGCCGCTGTAAATACATTAAAATACTCGCCCGCCGCCGCAGGTGTTACGATTGCTGTCGCACTATTTAACGGTTCTCCGGCGATTGCCAAGGCAATGGAAATAGGTGCCACAGTTCCACCGTCAGCTATTGCGATATTAGCCCCAAAGCTGACCTTATAGCGCGCCCTGCACTGGTTTGTAAGGCCTCTAAGAGTCACAATTCCTGCCCCCTCCCGGTGCGCAATACAGCTGCCACACTTTACAGCTGTCTCTGTAAGCGGTAAATTCTGCCCCGCTGCTACGGTTGCAATATTACTATTGGTAAATTCTGCCACGTTATATCACTCCTTTTTTAAAATAATAAACGGCGGAACGATCGCCCCGCCGCTATAAGCATCATCGGTACAAACCGAACAATCCTGTCGTGCAGGAAGCTGCTAATTATAAAATTTTAGCATCCGCAACCAGTATTGCATCCGCAATTACCGTACTGATATGGTGCGGAAACCGGAAAAGCTGGCACCGGTCTAGGGTTGTAGTAAGTAAACTGTCCCTGCATATACGCCTTCAATGTTTCGTTCTGTGATGCCTGAGAAGCCGCTAACTGTGCCGCGAATAACTGCTGATTCTGCTCGGCAATCTTAGCGTCCTTAGCTTCGATTCTCTGCGCTGTGAGGGCATCGAGAATGGCTCTAGCGTTGTTATTCTGGTTGTCAATGATGTCTCTTGTGTTGTTTGCGTTGTTAAAGTTTGTCTGGCAGAAGCCATTTGTAACTTCCTGCTGGATTGCATTGGCATTCATCGCCATATTGTAGTTAACGCCTGCGATGGCCTGTTTGTTATCACAACAGCACTGTGCTAACTGTGCCTGCAAAGCGTTGAAACTCTGCATATCTGCAATCTGCCCCTGCTGGATTGCATTTCGTGTATCATAGCCGTTCTGCTGAATCGTGCTATTTGTTCCCGCGAATCCGTTGAGCAGAGAGGTATTCATCGCATAAAATCCGTCACAAATACCGCTATTGATGGTATCGCTCTTGCGCTCAAGGGAGGAAATGCCACTATCAATCTGACGCTGTAAGGTTGCGAAGTCAGAAGCTAATACATAGTTATCTGCCACTCCTCCGCCACCATTATTCCATCCATTTCCGTTTCCCCATCCACAGAAAATAAAGAGGAAAAGAATGATAATCCACCAAGCACCGTTACCCTCGCCAAATCCGCCGTTATTGTTGCCTGTGACTGCCGCCAAATCTGCCGGGCTCATTCCGTCTGTTGTTAATCCCATGAAATCACTCCTTTTTATTTATTTAAAACCTTTTAAAAGGTTTTGAAACTGTGTTGCCATGCCCTGTAACTGGTTATACTGTTGCTGGCTCATTTGCCCGCTATTTAGCAGATTCTGTACTTCCTGCTTCGGGTCCCCTTGAAACTGCTGTCTGAACTGTTGAAACTGCTGTATCACCTGCATTGGATTGAGATTCATTCAATACCCTCCTTCTTAACGTCTCCATTTGCCTTTCTAAGGCGTTTAATCGTTCCTCGTAGTTGATTGGTTGGCTAGATTGTGAAAGCTCCGCTGTGGGCGAATCTGAGCCCTTACGCTTATACTCAAACACCTCTAAAAACGGTCTGCCCGTCTGGTCTGCTCTTTTTTCGTAAAAAATTGGTGCCTGGCTGTCCCACAGGCGGACAAAAGAATTTGGTGCCACTAAATATGCCTCCGCCGCGCCCTGCCCTTGTACCCAAATGCGTTCATCCGGATTGGATTGTTGTTGCATTTGTTGGGGTGGTGTCTGCTGTTGTTTTAGTCGATTTAGTTGGTCAAGATAATCCGGTTGTGGGTATTGCGGGTACTGTGGATACTGTTGTGGATATTGTGGATAACCGAACATTTATTTTCCTCCTTCCCTCCAATAGTAGATAGGTGTCATTGCTCCACTGTCCCACGTGTCGTAGTAATTACCATCAATTACTGCTATAACGTGTCCTGATAGAGCTAGTATATAGACCCCTTCCGGGTGGTTGTTTGCAAATTCTGATACAGTGCAAGTCATGTATTCATCGGGGATTATGTAGCGATTAAACCCTTTATCTTTGAGGTATGCGCCCCACACTGCGTTAGCCGAGGGCATATCTGATAGCATCAAGCCGTACAAGGCAAGTTGCATATACGTTTCTTCCCACGTTTGACCTATAGCCTTTGAGATAGCACGCACAGTACAGTCCCCAACTTTTGCCGCCGCAGGATTTGGATTCCAATATTGATACATCTCTCCGCCCTCCTTATAGTTTTATTATCGCAAAAAAATAAGCGCGCCACCACGAAGGCAACGCGCTTATTTCTCGCATGATTTTTATTTATCCCTAGTTTCTTAAAGGCTGTTTATGTATGGGATTGTGCCGGGAACTAACAAAATCTTTTCTACGGCGCAACTCCACAGCCCCTGTAATCCTCTCGTGCTTATATCCATTTTCTCGGCGGCTTGCTCCTGCGTTAATCCGTCAAAAAGCAAGTACTGTACAGTTTCGCGTTCCCGCAAAGTTAAACGGGCACACGACAAGGCGTAATCAATAAATTGTTTATCGCCTAATTTCCAGAGTTTTTTAATCAAACTTCTGTTCACTGTATCACCTCAACACGCAAAAATTACGTAAATTTATTTCGTTTTGTCCAGTCCTAAAATCGCTTTAACCTTGTCCGGCAATAAATCTGGGTTAATTTTACCGATATTTTCCACAATAGAGCCAAGTTCCATCAAAATGATGTAAACACACACGCCTGCGGCAATAGGCACCTGAAAGCCTAAGTCTACATATCTCTGTGCATAGTCGATAAGATACGCAAGCACCACGAGCATAATAGAGCCAAATTTATGATACAATCCTTTCCTCATTTCCGAGGATTTCCACTCGTGATTAGCACAGGCGGCTACCCCGCCGCTGGCTAAGTCAAAAACTACAAAAATACAAGTTATTAAGGGTAACATAATATCTGCCATCTCCATTCCTCCTTAAAAATTATTTTTCTTTTGTTTTTATAAATTAACTAAAGCCCTCTTTAGCTTAGTTAGATACATTATTTGCAGTTCCGATTTTATAAACATAGTCGCTCATATTACCATAACTTGCAAAGTCACAGTCCTTTTCATAAACTCTCCATACCATTTCACTATCTGAATTAAGTGATGAAATATAACTATAAAGGCTGTTTATTTGTGTGCAACTTACCAAGTTACAAATATTATTTGTTTTTGCGTTAATTTCACCAGACTTAGGATAAATGCTCTGAAATTGCAATCTTCCGGTCCCCAAATCACATTTTATAAAATTCAGTTCTGCACCTAAAATAACAGCACTATTTCCGTTATTGTTTTTTCCGTCATGTACAAGCATTGTTTCAACAGTAGTCGTAACGATTTTGCAAAATTTAATCGTACCTTTTTCGCAAGGACTCATACCAATTCCTATTGCAGGAAATTTTCCTGTATCATCACTTATATCAGGACATCCGCCCCAATCGAATATACAATTCTCAATAAGCCACTCACCTTGTATTCCCCTACTACTACTCTCACAATGCATAGCATATCTTGTGTTTTTACTTTTTATTGTAAATCCTTTAATGGCTGTAAATGTCCTTGGTAATGAAACAATATGAAAAGCACATTTCTCTACAACGTCATCTCTTGTAGGATTCTCCAATCCTGTTGAACCATCCCATTCAATAATAGTATCTTTAGGGTTTCCGCTCTTTGACTCATAAGTAACCCAAGGTTTTGTTATAACACCTTGATACTTGCCAGTAGGTGTTATACCTGTGTATTTGTCTTGTAAATCTGTGTATGTTCCCGGTAATACGATAATTCTGTATCTTTTTGTGTAAGAATTATCGGTAATCGTTTCATTTGCATGGTAAATAGTAGCAAATGGTTTTTCTTCCGAACCATCACCACTGGTATCTGAGCCTGTGGTTGAGACATATATGCAATATTCTTTTATTGCAGAACCATCTATACTTTTTATATCATTTACAGAATCACTTAAACTTTCCAAAGTGTTATCGATATTGTCAATGTCATATTTTGGATTTTTGAACCAGTTAGATTCTTTCTGTGTAATGTCACCGGAAGATAATTTGGCACCAGCGAATACACCAGATTTCTGCATTTCGGTAATATACATTGTAGTATCATTCGGTATTTCTACATCACCATTACCTGACGCTGTATATTTACCAATCGGTATCCAATTTCCGTCAGTATCTTCATAAAAAGTAAAAGAACCACTCATATTTTCATAATGATATGTTCCAGCCTTTAATGATATTGGATTAAACGATTGATATGTTTCGGATTCAAGCTGTTTTTTAGCACTTTTGTTCCAGTACGTTCCGACACTCGGAGCACCAATATCATATTCCTTATATCCGTCAACGTGTTCTATTTTGTTGTCTAAATCTTCCTTTATCAAACTAATTTCTTTTTTTAGTGGGCCAAGGTCTTCTGTTGTTTTCTTACGCTTTGAGAGTGCATACGCCTCATCTCCCGTTAAACCACTTTTTCTCATGCTCTACACCTCCCTAAAGTAAAAACCACTTGCTGCCAGGTGCATAAAAGCCATATAATTCCCCTGTGTCTACGCATAACGCCGTTGAACCACTTGCAACATAATGAGGCAATTTATCTACTTCAGAAGACTTCCCCCAGTAATATCGCTTGCTTCCGTCCGTGTCTATGCAATCCCAGCCGCCTAAATCGTGTATAACATCTCCTTTGCGGTATGTCTGCCCGTCAATAATTATTGTCCCACTTGCTATCATGCTTTCGCCTCCTTATGCATAAATTGTATCAGATATCCTCTGCGCCTTCGTACTCTGAAAGTGTTTTGAGGTACTTATAAGCATCTTCAATAGTCATATTCTCTTCATATTCTTTCTCGTATGTAACGGCGGCTCTATACGGTCTGTCGCCGTTGTTTTCCATAGCTCTACCAGCCTCATCTACATAAGACACTACAGCTATCGAATCATGACTGTTGATTGTAGACTGGGTATATAAGATTCTATGATAATTAGTAACTACGCCATCACTTTGGCGGATTTCTTTTTTTAAAGCCAATTTTTATTCCTCCTACGAAAATGTTATCTTAATATTAGCATAGATGCCGCAAGGACTATTGTTTATAACATCTGTAATATTTGGCATTGTTGCAAATACATGGATGCAGCCTCCACTAAGCGTTGAGTGTACGGCATATTTGCTAGGTTTGACATATTTTGTTGACGAGCCACCGTACAAATACTTATTATTTTGTCGGACCATAAGTCCTTCCACACTTGTTACTGTTACCGTTGGGTTCCCAACCATTGGTTTTGATAATGGGATTATAAAAATGACATCCTTGCCGGAATTCGTAATATATCCAGCAGTACCAAAAGTTGCACTGATCGAATCGCCAGCACAAAAATAGGGTCTCCAAGTCCCTAAAGAGGTAGATAAATATATTCTCCCTGCATCCAACTTTATTACGTCTGAAGACACAATCTTTGTATTAGAGTTATCAGCATATATCCCATTTCCAATGCTTTCGTACAAATCAGTATAGGACGTTCCGCTTTTTGCAGATAGTGAGAGACCAACTTTGTCCTTTGCACTATCATAATATAATTCAAGCGCAGCTTTACCACCGACATTAGTATTGCTTGCATCTTTTGTTTGCTGTGTTGATACAACAATGTTGTTTTGTGACTTTACAACGGAACCAGTACCACTATAAATAGGGTCTCCATCTTCATTTACTATCTTAATATCTGTAATTCCAAATCGCACAATTTCACTATTATTGTTGCGTACACACATTCCATTTGCGTCAAGTAACGCGTTCTGTCCAAGTGTATTTCCTCGCATATCACCGACAACTAATCCAAGTCCTTCGATATATTTCATGAAATTAGTTGCAACTTTAGCAGCCTCTGATATCTTGTCTTCCTGACTACTAAAGTTTTCCTCAGTAGCATCTTTAAAGTTCTCGTAGGATTTCTTTACCTTAGTAGCTGTCTTGTTCGCTTTAATTGCAACAGAGTCATCTGTAGGCGGCGCCGTAATGTTTCCTGTTAACCATGCTTTTCCGCCGCTGACACGGATTTTTACTGTGTCACCTGTCTTGCAATTAATAGTCATCTGTGCGGGGGTTTCGTCTGCTCCGCCGTCAATGTGGACATATGCCGTTTTTTCGTCAACCCGAAGGACTTTTGCAACTGTATCATATGCTTTTGTCTTGCTTTCTTTCATCGCCGAGGCAATCTCTTTTACAAATTCATTCAATACTTTCCACCTCTTCTTTCGTGCGGCAACCATGTTCTAGGGACAGTGATTGTGATGTTATTCTAAATTTCCCGGTAAGATTATGCCGCGGATAATTTAGAAAGACCACGTCACCCAAAAGTACATCCTCAAAAAACCGCCGGCTGTACTGTATCGTTCTGGCAGGATTCTGCAATTCCTTTAGCTTTCTAACGGCGTATGCCGCTATGTTTTCCCCGGAGGATAATTCAACACCTGTTTCCGATTTCCACACTTCCCTACCCCGACTGACGGTTGATAGATAACTGTCCGGACTGTCGTCCCGCGCGATGGCTGCGCCGTAATCGTCATGTATTGCCATAAAACAGTTTGGTGTGTCATACCAATTAAATGTGTCTGTTACGTCACACTCCATGATGTCGTTTGCGTTAATCCCCACCGTAAGACTGCTATTATTATCATTTGCACAGATAACAATGCTTCCATCGCCAAGTATTCGCATCCGCCAACCAATGGCATCTAAAATATGTAGTGCCATTGTGAGCCTTGTTTCTCCATCCTCCGCAACGATGTCATCTGTAGTTATCGGCGATGTTCCCTCGACATACACGGGGGCAGGGATGCAATCATTAAGCAGATTTTTAATCTGTTTTGCTCCGCTGCCGGCTGGCGCATAATAACCGCGCGGCAGGATCACATCGTCTGCCGGCTTGAGAACGGAATAGCAGTCAATACTGTAAGTCTCTCTCACACCATCAAGCTTTCTTTCTGGGAAGGCGGTCAAGCCAGTAAACAGTGCTACTTTTGCTCCTGACCCTCCCTGTCTGGCTTGTAGGTAAATGCGGACCCAACACTCATTGTCTGTTATCTTTTCCGTCATTGTGACGGAAGCAGATTCCCTTAAATCTGACGTACTGTCCCGGTCAATACTACCCTCAGTAAATTCAAATTCTTGACGGTCTGTCCACGTCTTAGGGTCAACTGTTGTTAAAATATATCTTGCTGAAAATCCTTTGCTCCAATCCATCACGCCACCTCATTAGGATGCTCTGCGTTCCACTGTTCTTCCGTCACAGCATCCAGTTCTTCCGAATCCACTTTTTTTATCGTTAATGAGAAATCTGTCCTCATTTTATTATCGTGGTCTTTTTTCTCCGACACCTGTATATCGCAGGAAAACGATGAACCATCTGGTGTCCTAACGTGACATATTCCGGGATACGTTGCGAGCCGTCTCATTTGCTCAATCATCGTTGGTTCTGTCAGTGAGATACTTACTGCATCAATTTTTAAATCGCGAGTGATCGCAGGGTTCCAATCGCCTTGCACAGAGCCCCCAAGGTATACTGTCCTCTCAAAATCTTTATCCCACGAATTATCACAGTCAATGTTATACTGGATTTCGATAGATTCACCGTCAAAATCAATGATTGCCTTTTTATATTCGATGGAAAAATCGCTATATAACCATGCAAACGAACTATCTGACGTTATATAGTCACCGTTGGCGGTTTTATTTACAACCAGTATGCCGCCGTACTCATTTAACGCCGGGTACGGGTCAACATATTTCTGGCCATAAACCCCATTTTCCAGAATCAATTCCGCTCTGTCTACACTCATCCGGTATAGGTCAAATGTATCCCCATCAGCATATGTAGTTGGTTTAGCAACGACAATACTCGCTGTTTTGTTGTCTGCAATCGTATTTACAGTGGCCGTTGGTACTTCCGGCTGATGTTTCCACCGTACAACAAACGGTATCTTTTTTTCTGCCACATGGTCATAAATATCTGTAAATGCAATCTGTATGCTGTACCTTGCACCGTCATCCATCTGCCCGATCAGGTCGCTTAAGCCAATAGCGTAGCTGTCTGTTTCGTTGCCAGTAAAACTAGCAATAATTTCATTGGCAAAATGTTGTTCCTTTAATCCGTCCGGGCGCAGAATATAATAATCCTCGTCCCTGACAATCGTTACTTTTGCTGTGCCAGCAGAATCCCCGAAGGAAGGGACTATTGTTAATGGTAGCTGCTCTAAATAATTTGTTGTACCTTCCGATGATTCTGGTACTGTCTGGTCGCTCGTTTCCGTGGTAACATCGCCAGAATTATATGCAGTTGATTCCGAAACAAGATTTGTTGTCACGCTGTTTATCGCAGGTTTTGCAACAATTTCAACAGCCACAGAATCTGACCATGCCCCTTCCTTGCCTCCCTGTGCTGTAACCATTGCTTTTAAATAATGGATTTCTCCTACATTCCATAGATTGCTCAAAAGGCCACTTGCAGTATAGATTTTATTAATGTTTTCAATAGTTTCCGATAATGTCTCCATGCCGGAAGACATCATTAAAACAACGACGTTTCCATCTTTGCCTTTAACTGGCTCATCGTTAACCGCTTCCGCTATTTTTATGCTCGCTTTGCTGTTTCCGGTATAGCCGACACTACAAATAACTGTGTCGTCCATACTAAGATAGTTTTCTGTTGTTGCTAATGTAGGTGTTGTTGGTGTCTCGCTCAGTGATACGGAAACCGTATCAGACCAAGGAGATAGCACTTCTTCGTCCCCGGACGTATCCCGCAATCTTGCGCGGAAATAATATGTTTTTGCCGATTCCAGGGACCCGATATGCCACGTTGTTTCCTTGTCCTCTACATCATAAGTAGTTGGGGCGTCCGTACTAATCCATGCGTCCTCATGGTCTGCCCACGCAATGGTAGCCGCATCTGCATTTTTCCACGACCAATCCCATGTTAGTTCCACGGTATCAGATGCCACTGCCATTGCAGTTATATTTTTCGGTGGGACTGCAATCTTTCTTGTTTCCGAGTAAACCCACCCTGACTGCATGAGGGGGCTAAGTTTGTAGGTGATGCCAGATGCTCCGTTTTGAGGTGCAGAAGTTCCGGTAAAATTCTTGAGGGCAATCTGGTATTCAGCGCCGCCGGACACGTCCGGACACGTAACTGTGATTGTCCCTTCTTTGTCGGTGATCGCGATAATACCTTTTTCCTCGTTGTCTATTTTCATCCAGATTGCTGTTTTGGCGTCAGGAACCTCTGTATTTCGCTCAACGTTATTGATGATAAGTGTTGTTCCTGTTGCCGATACCGTATCAAATGACGGGGATTTTAAAGCCCCTCGCGCCGCTACTCGTGGCTCAGAGTATGCATATTTTTTATCGTGCGTACTTTGCACTCTTGTCCACATAATCTGGTCTTCCGCTATGCCATCGTCTGTGTTAAAATCTGCTGACACCGTATAATCATGGTACGCAACAGTTACTCCTGTACTCCATGATGTGCCGGTATACCTCTCTCCGCTTTCCGGCGTGTCTATGGCATATTGTAACTCCATAGAATCCACAGGGCGGTCCCGCGGCGATGCCTGCACCCAGTTTGCCCATACATAGCGGCTAGAGGAGCCTATCTCTTTGCTCCCTGTACTCTGTATATTTGGACGCTCTGGGATGCTGTAATAATGGTATGCATAGCTCCAACCGGAATCTCCGGCACACCCTCTCGATTTTGCCCTTACAATACGGCAAAATGTCTTGTTTTGTGTCGGGGAACCATCCTCTGTTATCGCCCATGTGCCAGACGCTCCCGTATAGGATGCATTGGTAAAGCGAGCGTTTGCAATGGCGCCCTTATAGTTTGTCATTAATGCGGTCTGTACCTGCGTCCTTGCAAAATGCCTTGCATCATTTGCCTCGTATGAGGTATTCCAAGTAAATGTACCTTTATTTGCGCCAGTATCATCAAGAGAATAAGAAACGGAAGGGGCATTTGGTGCATAAATGGTAAATGTCTTTGTGGAATGTGCGGCTGTATAGGTATGCTTTTTATCACTTTTTGTTTTGCCCTTTACCTTAAATTCTATCGCGTTTAATAATTTTGATGAGACAGGATAATAATTTTTTGCATTAAGTGCTACCGTTTTTTTAGTTGCTGATTTTCCTACATTTATTTTCTTCCACTTTGTCCAATCCCATTTAGAAGCACCGGCGTTTTTTGTATGTAGACGATACCATAGCCACTGTCCATCCTCATATTTTTTCGCCGGTATTTTCCAAGATATTGTAAATTTCAAACCGTCTCTCGATATAGACAGACCGCTAGGAGCAGCAGACTTTTTCTTTTTCTTTGCCATTATGCCATTTTCACCTGCCTTCTAAGCTCACTTGCCATTCTTCTTCCCCATTCTTCCGGGTTATCTGCACCGTTTACAGTTACATTAATAGTTACATCGTTTTTCGTTCCCTGTGTTGCCTCTTTGATATCGTTCATCAGTCTGCTACGACCGTACAGCATCTCGTCTCCTGCTTCTCCTGCTCCAAACAAGGTGGCATCAGAAAATACATATGGGCTTTCCATGGCTTTTTTATACCAGCTAATGTGGAATGATGGCAGGGAACCCTTTCCCCCAATACCGAACGGAGCTTTTCCGCCGGAAACACTCAGGTGCGGTAGGTTTAGGTGTGGAAGAGACCAGCTAAACTTTAAGGCGCTCTTAAACCGTCCAGGGAAGCTTTTTACAAGGGATACTGCCTTAGTAAAGATACTTTTAACAGCCGATGGTATCTTAGTAAATGCTCCTTTTACAGCCGATAAAATACCATTTCCCTTAAATGCTCCCTTGAATCCGTTTACAGCATTTTTAGCGGCACCCTTTAAAAGAGAAGGGAGATTTTTGACCCCTTTTATTATGCCGGTAACAATGTTTTTACCAAGCGAAAACCAGTTAAACGCTGTAAATACGCTTACGATTGCTGTGATAATCTTCGGTAAATTAGCAATTAATAACGGAATCGCACGAACTAAGCCAATCGCTAAATTTGTTATGATTGTTACTCCTGTTGCAAGGATTTTTGGCGCATTATCGTTAATAATGCCAGCCAAATTCGTTATGATTGTAGGTACATATGCAATCAATACAGGAATAGAATTAATCAGCCCTTGAGCAATATTCTGGATAAGTGTCAGGCCTGCATTTATCAATTTGCCTGCGTTGCTCCTCAATGACTCTGTAAATTGTGTCAGCATCGGCAACGCCTGCCCCAAAAAGGTCGGGATGCCCTGAGTCATGCCGTTAGCGATAGTCGTCAGCAAATTAACTCCGACCGATGTAAATACATTTAGCCCTGTGGAAATCGTAGAGGCAAGATTATTTAACAGTTGGCTGACAGCAGTTGTAATACTGCCAGAATTTTGAGTAACGCTTGAAATTAAACCGTTTATGAGGTCGCCGCCGATTTTTGTCAGCCCCGGCAACTGGCCGCTAAAATTAATCGCATCTTGCGCCAGTTTGGAAAGGGCGCCGCTTATGCCGCCAGATTCCATCGCCTCAGCTAATCCACTAACCTCGCTTGTTACACCTTTGATGGCGCCACGGATAGTGCCCGAAAAAGTATTGTAAAAACCCAGTTCTAAGCCCTCTGTAGCACTAGATAGCAAGGTTATGTCGCCTTTTAGATTGTCTAGCTGTGTAGCCGCCTGTTGCGCCGCAGAGCCGGAAGAATCCTGTATTCCTTTCCAAAATTTTTGCACAGTCGCATCACTTGAGGCAGTCATTTTGTTAAATGCCTGTAAGCCTTGCGTTGTAAAAATCGTTGCAAGGGCATTGTTTTTTTGCTCCGCTGTCATGCCCTGCAAAGAGCCATTTAGTTCGTCTACGAGATCATTAAAATCCTTTGCATCTCCGTTGGCTTTGTAGGCTGATACACCTAACTGATTTAAAGCTTTTGATGCATCATCAGTCGGAGTATATAGGTCTGCCATTGCCCTATTTAACGCCGTAGATGCCTCAGAGCCTGTTACGTTCTGTTCCGCTAAGCGGAGCAGGGAAAGCGTGACACTGTCCGCCGCTTGACCGTAGTTTTTTGCTGTAGCAGCAGAACCGGAAAAAGCCTCTCCGAGTCCTCTTACATCCGTATTGGCAAGAGTAGCACCTTTTGCCATCAAATCGGCATAGTAAGATGCGTTACTCATCGAGTCACCAAAGCCTTTTACAGCTCCGGCAGTATATGATGCCGATTCTTCCAGACTCATAGCACCGGCAGAAGCAAGGTTAAGTACTGTCCCGATGCCACTAATCTGCTCATCCGCCGACAAGCCAGCCTGGGCAAGAATGTTCATTCCTTCCGCTGCTTCTGTTGCTGTGTACTTTGTTGTACGCCCCATTTCTTCAGCCTTGGCTTTGACATCCCCTATTTTATCTACGGTTGTTCCCATGGTAGCCGCTACCTGAGACATTGCGCTGTCGAAACTCATCCCGGCATCTGTTGACGTTTTTGTAAATGCAACGGCGGCGGCAGAGCCAGCCGCCATGGCTGTTTTAGCTACTTTCCCGACCGATTTAAATGCCCCGCCGATTTTTGATGTGGACGAGCTGGCGTTACCTTCTGCGTCTTTCAGCCCCTGCTTATATGCGGTGTCTTTGATTGCCAGAGTGACAAACAACTCCATTACATTCAATTATTCCACCACCAATCCGGCTTTTTTAATGACGTCCGCGGCTATTTCTTCGCCAGTCTTTGTTGCTGTTTGCTTTTTATCGCTATTAATTAAATCAAAAAATGATACATAGAGATATTTCCCACCGAATGCCTGCGAAATGCTTTCGGTTACATATTTCAGCCCATCGGCCATGTATCGCTTGTAAATTAATTCCTCTGTATCGTCTAAAATCTTAGCCTTGACATACAACAAGAAGCCTTTTACGCTGTTGCCTCTGTATTCTCCTGCACATCGCCAGAGTGTTCGCCGGTTTCGCCTGTTGGCGCTGAGAAAAAAAGCTGACGTACCTCCGGCTCATTGACGAGGTCAACCATACCCTTGATAACATCCATTAATTTGTGCGTTTTCTTGTATTCCTCAACTGTCTGTAATTCAAACGCCGCTAAGATTCCGATTACGTCATCTTTGTGTGTTTTTAACAGTCTAGGGGCTGTTTTAGCGCCCCTGGCAAAGACTTTGATGTATTTCTCACCTTCCCGCGGCACAAGTTCCTGACACAGCTTAAGCGCGTCATCATCGTCTGCAATGTTTCCGATATGCTCAAGAGAATTCGCAATCGCTTCTAAACCCTGTTCTGCTGTTAATTCTGATAATTTCATGCTTTACCTCCTACGCCGCTTCGCCTGTTTTGATATAGACCTCGTAAGGTACTGTCTCTGCGTTCTTAATGCTGTAGTGCCCTGTGTATTCAAAATCAAAATTTCCTTTGGATTTATCATCTGATTTAATCTTAAAACCGCCTGTTGAGAGCGCATTCATAATTTTGATCGCAATAAATCCGGCGGAATCTCCGGAATTTTCGTCCGAATAGTCGCCAATCCACCAAATGTCCTTAAAATCTTCTGTCTTTAAATCCGTTCTTGGCGTCACCTTGTTTCCTGCCACGTCTGCCGCCGCCATAAAACTTTTAGCCTGTGTGGTATCCATAGTAACGGCTGTACCTGATAATTTTACTTCAATAGATTCGATTTCTTTGAGTTCCATTGTGTTTTTGGGTACGTTGTCAATATCTTCCCCGAAATCCGTAAAGGATGGTTCTGCGCTAAAGCTACAACCACCGCTGGTTGCCATGAGGATGTTAGTTGCTGTTATGGCGCCCGTTTCTGGCTCAAAAGCTGATACAATAATACCAGCGTTAATCTGTATTTTTTTAAAAAGGTCAGAAGGTACCTGTGTATACTTCATTTGCTCACCTCGTTAAATAGTTATAAATTGCATAGTTATTACTGTGTATCTGCGTACTATTGACGAGTCGGCCTCATCGACCAAAGGAGTCCACGGCTGGTCCTGCGACAGGAAAATAAATCCATCATCGCATTTTACCGTAGTGCCTCCTTGCAATCTGTCACTGATTTCTTTTGCTTTTTTGTTTGGGACTGCCTCAGATTCTGTGTGATACCAAATGTTTACAGTACTAGCGGCGGCCGCGCCTGTCCACCAGTTTGCTATAATCGGCTCATATGTGACAAAAGGGAAGGCGGTATCTTCCGGCACCCTGTTAGACGGATATGCAGTTATGCCGAAGGATGACCAAAATTGATACAGTGCCGCTGTCGGGGTCATGACGTTAACTCCCACTTCTCCGCCATGACCTGTGCTATGTCTAAATTAGACGACGCAGGGGTTTCTTTTTCTCCCGCATTTGATGTAACTCTAAAAATCTTTCCGTCTTTTGTTTTTAATACATCATGATAGCCTAGCTTTACTGTTTTAGCTGTAGTGATTGTATATGTTGCTGTTACACCCTCTTTTTCCGCCACTCTGGCAGACATGGAGGTGTCGCGGACAATGGCCGCCTGTATTTCTGCGCCTTCTACCCATTCGGTGATAAATCCACCCTCACCGTCGGAAGTGCGCTTTTTATCCATGAGTATGCAATCTTGTAAAAATTCATTGATTAAACTCATGCCATTTTCCTCCACGGATTCAAACGTGCCCTAAAGGCATCCTGCCATGTGTAAGTCTCGCCTTTACTGTTTGTTGCCCTACTGTACGAGTAGCCGCCAAATGACTCAGACTGATACGCCCCTAAATTGCCGTTTTTCGCCTGCCACTCGCTGATTTCGTCCACCAGTGATAAAAACGGTTTAGGGATAGCCAGTGGAACCACTACACCGTCAAATGTCTCCTCCTGTAACGGGGCAGCATCGCCTTTGTGATACTGATAAACCCCGTCATTAAATACGGAGCCGCTAATTAAATAATATTGCCCGTCCTGTAGCGGGAGGCGAATCGCGGTGCCAGAATAACGTAGGTCTTCGGCGTCTGTCGCTGCATCTATGTGCGTGTCAAAAAGCCATTCCCCGATTGTTATTTTGCCTGTGATTGCTGCCCCCTTTACCGGGAAGAAATTGTGAATGTGATTCATGATTTCATAAAGCACTCAATCAACCCCTTTTATTTTCCGCTCGAACTTGCTTTTGAAACGGTGCTTGATACTTCTGGGATAGTTTCTGTAGTTCCAACGGTGACTACGCAAATGCCGTCAAGGTATTCTGCCCACAGTTTCATGCCCATAATGGCGTATGTTTCGCCTGTGGCGTTTGTATAGTTGCCGCCTGCGTGGAATCCAATCAGATTTGTTTCGCCAGATGTCGTGTAGTCAAGTCCAAGCTTTTTGAAATCGCTGTCGCCGGGATCAATATAATATAAATCAATATTTTCCACCGGTGTTGCGATGACGGTTTTTGCCGGGATGTAGTCGTCAGGGAGGAGGAACAGTGTAGAGAAGCCAAAAAAATCTTTGATATACTGCAATCCAAACATTGTCTGTACGGTAATCTCTTTGTCCCCTAACCAGTCGTAAAAATCCATTACGTTTGCAAATCCTACGACTTCGGTTACGTTTCTGTTCATCCCTGCGAATTTATTGAGTACAGCACCTTTTGCGATTGCAAGCGCTTTCTGCCATTTTTTCTGTGTTCCTTTTAATGTTCCTGTTTTTAAAAACGTGTAAAAGTCTTTTAAAACCTTGTTCTGCAGCTCGACCATAAAGGCATCATCTGTCTTTTCAATTGCGACTGTTGCGCCCCATTTTGACACAGATTCAAGGGATAAAGATTTAGCGTATTTTTCTACGACAATATCTTCCCTTTTACTCTCTACGACTTTAAACTGTGTAAAAGGGATTGCCTCTCCCTCACCCACGCTTGCGCCGCCCTGTAAAGCCTCGTCCTTCATCTGCGCTTCATAGGTCACTAAGCTAGTGCCTGGCTCTTTTCTGATAGGCTTAAAGATTCCTAAGATAGTTCTTAATGCATCCCAATTTTTGTCAAATCTTGTTACAAAATCAATTTCTCTTGCTTTAAGAGCACTATCTGTGTTTAACACAGTGCTAGTGGTTACTCCTGCCATTGTTTACTCCTTTCAAAAACCAAAAAGTTCGTGATTTTCCGCAATCGCTTTCTGACGTTCGCCTGCATCTTTAATTTCCATGATTTCTTTCTTAGTCATTTTCCCCGGTTCTCCTCCCGGTGGGTTCGATACGTTAGCGCCCTGAGTCGTTTCGGTTGTAATATAATCGGCATACGCTTCTTTGATGCCTTTTTCTACCTCTGTTGCGTTCTCAAGTTTACCGTCAGTTCCGATTTTTAAATTATCAATAGTCTCTTTTGATGCTTTTAATGCGAGGCTAATTATCTTGCTAGACACGCCGGAATCCTCAAGCATCTTTTTGTATGCAGCTTCTTTTGCATTGTAGGATGCTTTCTTGTCCTGTTCGGCTTTGTAGCTCTCAAAGCCTGCGTGTTCCTTCTCGTACTTGCCTTTCCAATCGTCCTTTTCGTAGTCCTCCAATTTCTTCTGGAGGTCTGGAACTTTCTCCGCATCCTCTTTGTATTTACCAATCTTATCCTTGAGACCCGTAACGGTTGCGGAATGTTCTTCGATGATCGCGGAAATCTGTTCGTCTGTAAGTGTCATGCTCTTTAAAAAAGCTCTTGTTAATGCCATTTGATCACTCCTTTTCTTTGAGGGATTTCTTTCCCTAAATGACTTTATATGTAAATCACAGTACTTCGTGATTACTTTCTAAATGTTTTTGCGGCTTTGAGGGATTTTGCTCCAAATTTGCCGTCAATTTTTAATTTACATTTCGACTGGAAAATGCTAACCGCATCTTCCGTCTTTTCGCCGTATTTGCCGTCAGTATCTAATTTCGAGCCGATAGCCCAGTTTAAAAATTTCTGTAATTTTTCAATTTCCCCTCTTGCGCCTTTTAACACTGTAATACCGTCTAAAAACGCATAGTAGCCGCGTGACGGCAATTTAGGGAATTTCCCAGTGTATTTAACCTCTTTCGTTGTTTCTTCCTTCTGCTCCACCGCTGGGAAGTCATGATACAAAATATTTAAATCAAAATTTCCGCCGTTGCCGGTTGAAACCTTAGTCGGAAATACGCCAGAGCTGGTATACTGCCACATCATGAGGTTAGGCACGCTTGCAGGCTTGTAAGATTTGTTTGGTGTCGCTTTAAACGCCATGCGGTTATAGCCTTTGTAATAACGTGCAATCCACCAGTTTTTACAGTTAACTTTGCTTTTATCAATATGCTCCGCAAAGTATGATTTACCAGTGTAAACGCCAAATTTATACCCTCTTGACTCAACGACAGTCTGTGCCGCATTGAGGATTGATGCAATCATGCCTTTTGTCAGCTTAGCCTGCACTTTGTCCTCAATATCAAACCAGACGCCGTATTTAAAATGCTTTTTGCTGACTTTGTCGAGGATGTCGCACACAAGCTCCATGTCTGACTTAGCTTTTGCTACTGTGGTTGCATATGTGTAGTTATATACGCCCCATGGGATACCTAACTCCTCACACTTTTTATAGTTCTCTTCAAATTTTTTATCTTTACCCAAATCCTTGCGGATAATCTTAATGATCGCACCATCACAACCGTATTTCTTTACTTTCTTCCAGTCGATTGTGCCGTTATATACCGACACGTCAATAATTTTCCTCTGCGTCATTTCCTCATCCTTTCCATCTCAGCACATATAAAATCTTCTGATTTCCGTTGATGACTCTGTGTATCTTTTTGTATGTTCCACCTGCTTTTTTAGTGTTAGTGCTAGCCTTTCCAGCATCCCACCAGACCATTTTGTTCCTCTCGTTTATTCCTGCGAAAATATTGGTATGCAGGCGGTAAAAGCAAATATCTCCCGGTTTTAATTTGTTTTTATAATCCTGGGGTAATTTATTTACTTTTATCAATCTATATCGTTTTGATATAGCCGTTCTTGTTCCTGCGCCCTTATAGACAACTGTTCCGTTTCTGTTGCAATAAAACAGTTGTCCCGGTTTGAGGATGCCTAATTGCTGCAGGCAATAGCATACGTATGACGCACAATTACTTACTTTTTTCTTCTTTGCGCCCGCCCAGCTATTCGCCACGTCCTGCGAGTATTTAAACTTTTTATCAGTAAAATACTCCGCCGTTTCCTTTGCCTTGACGAGCAAAGACAATCTGTCCATTATCCCATCGCTCCTTTTAATTCGTCCGCAATGATTGCTGTGTATTCTTTTGCGTAATTTGCCGCCGCCGGTTTTAAATACGGCTGCGCCCTCTGACCGTTTGTGATATGCCATTGTCCTTTATCGTCCTGATAAGTCCACGGGGTCTTTCGCCCTCCCTTGTAGTACACGCCGGTTCCCAGTTCCACATAGGCGGCGTACTCTTCGTTGCTACCTATTGTTTCTGTGAGGTTATCCAAGTCAGTCCGATGCGTAATGCTATTTCTCAACGCGCCCGTATCGACCGGGCAAAGGTCTTTTGCGTGCCCTTCTGCGGCGGCTCCTGCCTGTTCTAACGCTCTTGCAAGTGCCATCGTGGTCTTGAGTATTACTTCGTCTACGTGGCTCACAACATCAATATCCGCCATTATATTCGCCCCCTTTGCGTTGCTAACCATTCATAATAGGTCATGTCCTCCACGACTTCGTTTCTGCCTGTCTCTGGGTTTCTGACACGTATCATTCGCGGTTGTGCCAGTTCGGCAGGCAGTGTAGTTCTCTGCGTACAACGACAGTTATAAACTTCCGCCGGGATTCCGCTTGGGTCTCCCGGATACATGAGGCCGTTTGAGTACGCCATGTTAAACGGTACTTCTTCGCCATCTAACGCCCTGTGGCTGTCTCGTGTCCTCAAGTCCTTTGTTGCTGTCCAGTGTTTCACTACATCAATTCCCATCTGGTAGGCTTCCTCGTATGCTGCCTGCCTGCCCCCGTTCTGCGCTCCTGTAAACGCTGTGCGGGCGTTTCTAATTGCGGAAGCATGATTCATGCCTGTAACGTCTTGGAATCGCCCTGCGAGCTTTTTTATGCTGTCACCCTGTAAAATTCCTTGCAGTAGTGCATTTTGCAATTTCTTCTTGTTCCAGTGCACATCCTTGCTTTTTAGTACCCTACGCGGTGGAAGAATCTTCTGCTTCTTGACCGTCAGCCGTTTAACTGTGTGCTCGTCAACCAAATTAAATGCAATATCTCCAATCTCTTTTATCTGTCTATCAGGCACAAGAGTTTTAATCATGTACGCCTCGAAGTTATGATTAAGAGCAATCACAAGTGGGGTCTTCTCATTGATGTATGCTGCAGCAATCTGGTTTGATTCTGTCAGCCGTCGCGCCATGTCCTCGCGGAGCGCTTCCCATCTCTGCCCTCTGCCGTACTGATTTATCAACCATGCTTCGAACTCTTTTTTGGTGTACTTTCCTGCCTGGTATGCCGCATATTCCTTAGCGTACCGGCGGGAGAATTGTTTAAAATAGTTTCTCGCTTTGCTGTCAAGTTCTTTTTCGGCCTGCTTATATACGTCTGCTAATCGTTTTTCTAACTTTTGTAGCTCCTGATCTGTCCACTTGTCGGATGGATACATGGTTATTCATCCCCTTCTGGGTTATCTTCTGGCATATCTGGTTCAGGTGGCTCTGTGTAGCGGTTATATGATTCTTCGTCCAACTTTGCAAGGATGTCCGGCACTTCCTCTGGTGCGACAAATGGTAATTTCTTCAGGATGGTTTCTTCATCCAGATAATTTGCCGCCTCAAGAATCATATCTGTACGCTCTTTCTCGTTACTGATTCTGTTCCGCTTAAATTGCGGCTCGTCGTCAATCCCTGCGAGCTCCAGAATCTTCTCGATCGCATCGCCTACGAAGTACTCAAAATCATCTGCGTTGTCGTCTAGCGGCTGATATGCCGCGTCGATATGGTCATTTGTTGCTCCGGCGGCTATGGCGTGTACGTCCAGCGCCCCGAAGTCCTCATAAATCTCCGACCGCATTTGTGTGAGAAACTCTTTTCTAGCCGTATAAGGTGGCTCTTGCGTGTATGCCTGTACCTGTCCTTCTTCGGCCTTTGCGATGTGCTGAAATTTGAGCCGGTCTCTAAATTCCGCCAGCTCATCGTCTGTCATACCGTCAGCGTTAGAGATAAGCCAATACATCTGCGCGCAGTCGTCTAGGTCATTAGCAAAACCACTTTGTACCGCATCGTAGGCATCAATTTTCGACTGCATCCCCCTCAAAGTGCTTATATGTCGCTTGTTGCCAAACATCGGTACGATGGGGAGGCTGCTATAATTTTCTTCTCCGATAATTTCGGGTTCCAAATTGTTCGCAACCTCGACTCTTTGTCTGTATGCCCGCTTGGGAGCGGTCTCTTTTAATTCCCCAAATTTACTTTCTGCGCTGTAGGTTGTGTAGCCATCTACCTCGTACAGCACGACCTTAAACGGTTTTTGTTCGTCCAGTTGCCAGAATCTTATGCCTGCCATCAACGCTCCTGTGTCCTCGTCCCACATCGGAGCAAATTGCGTAAGGGGAAATTCGTGCACGTGGTCCACATTCCAAAACAAGAAGGACTGCCCATGGATTAATGCGTTGTAAGCCGCCTCTTTGATTCTCCTGTCAAACTGTTTGCCCAGTTTATCCTTGACACCCATGTCATTAAAAAAGACGCCGTTTCCTAGGCTGTACGAACAGCGTTGTGTATTTAATTTGT